CACTTCATGCCTGTGATGGGAGGAAGTGATGTTCTTAGTCGTGAGATAGTTGTGGGGGAGATGGATATGACGACTTCGTGTGGATATCCTTGGAATTTACAATTCCATAGGAAGAGCGAAATGTTGTTAGATCCATGTGTCCGTGTTTTGGATGATTACTGGCAAGCAATTTCATTGCCCGAGAGTAAAATAGTTCCAATTTGGACCTGCACTCAAAAAGTTGAGTTGCGGCCTATTGAAAAGCTCGAAGAGAGTAAGCACCGTACTTTTACGGCTGCACCCTTCGAGCATTCTGTTGCCACTAACCGTCTCTGTTTGGACATGAACAATCGATTCTACGCTGGTGCTGACCGCACTTGGAGTTTCGTTGGTACGTCCAAATTTTTGTCAGGGTGGGACTCGTTGTATCATAGACTCAATAAGCATCGAAATGCTTTTGAGCTTGATGAGAGTGAATTTGATTCATCTCTCGCCGCGCTTTTCTTATATGGACAGCGCGACATACGTTGGTCCTTCCTGAAATCTGAGTATCGCACTCCTGAAAACTGGTGCCGACTTGAGGCGGTTTATGATCAGATAGTGCATTCAGTGATTGTTTTGGAAAATGGTGAGCTTGTGTGGAAGCACACGGGTAATCCTAGCGGATCGTCTAATACGATCGTGGACAACACAATGATTTTGTATCGTTTGTTTGCCTACGCGTGGATCCGTTCATGTCGCTTATTAGGGCGTGAGGTTTCGTATTCCGATTTTTCAAGTAATGTTGAAGCTGCTTTGTGTGGCGACGACAATACCTTCACTGTCTCAGATGAGGTTGTCGGGTGGTTCAATCCATCGACAATTGCAGCCGAATGGTCTGCCATTGGTGTTACCACAAAAACACCAAGTGAAGCAGCTCGGCCTCTGGGGAGTGTTTCATTTCTCTCCCAGGGCTTCCGACGCGATGAGGAATTAGATTTGTGGATGCCTGTTCCCGAGAAGGAACGCGTCCTTAATTCGCTCTACGTTGGAAGTGACATAGATGATGTTAGATGGCATTACTTGCGAGCC